TTGCGGGCAAAGCCTACCACAGCATCCAATCCGCTTCCGTGGTTCATCTTCACCTTCACGCCGTTCTTTGCGGACTTCATAATTTCAAGGGCAGATTCTAGGCTTTTCTTGTCCACAAATAAGTCATGCCCTTTGGCCTCGCCTACCTCAAGGATCGAGACCCCACCCAATTCTAGCTCTGCCATTTCTTCATCCTCATCCCTATAAGTGCGATAGGCAACCGCCGCCCTCTGTGTTTCATCGGGAAAATCGCTGATGGCCTGTTCGTTGCCCATAAAGCGGGAAACAAAGTCCTGTTCCGATTCGTCTCCTCTGGGAGTGGGTAGGGGCATAGAATCTTTTTTTATGTCAAAGAAGGTCGCCGTCAGCCTTGCGGTAGGATTCTTTGACCTCTCCACCGCCAGCCATCTTTAGAAACTTGTTCACCCTAGCCATCGCCCAAGCGTTGCGTGAGTTGGGCTTACCTCCGCTGATGGTTGGACGGAAGCTGGTTGAGAATGCTCCTGCTCCCCTGCGAAAAACTTTCTTTAATGCTCCAAGCGTAGGGGCTTTCCTTGAGGGGTGCTTGTCTTTGAACTCGGCAATCTTGTTCTTCAATGCCTCCTCGTTCTCGGCTGAAATCTCTATGTCACCAGCTTTGCTTCTGGTGGATGCTGTTCCTTCTGGGTTCTCCTTGGAGCCTTTGATTCGCTCCTTGGGCGGTGCGGGAGTTTGCGCCGCAGATTTAGGGCCGGGTCTTGCAAGTTCAGAAAATTCTTCATCCTTTGCGTTCATCTGTCTAACTACTTTCCTCGCCCACGCATAACCAGCATCACCGCCCCATCCATTCCACGCTTGCCATCCCTTGCCTTGCTCATCCCAAGTTGCGCCCTTTTTATCGACTTCGTGCCTATCGAAAAAGGCTTTCATTCTTCGGACGGTATCTGGGGAGAGGTTCACACCATTCATTAAATCCCTTGCTCTGGAGATGCCGACCGGGGTCATTCCCCTTTGGCTTGCTGGCTTGCCTTCCCTCACATCCAAAGCTCTCTTAGCCGCATCCCTAGCTCCTTGTGGGGGGGTGAAGTCTATCCCATCGTATTTCCCTAGTTCGATTCCGCCCATCATCCCTTGAATCAGCATCTTAATAGATGCTGGGTCTAGCTTTGCTAACGCCTCTTCAGTATCTTTTTTTTTAACTTCTAAATTTTCCGAAGAAGGCTCAATCGGTTCATCTGGTTCGGGTGCATTCTCTGGTTCCTCGCCATCGTCTTGTTCGTCCTCATCGGGTTTCGGTGCTGGTTGTGGCTTTGGGGCTGGGGCGGCTGGGGCTGGTTTTTCTGGCGGGACAACATCGCTGATTGTTTCTGGCGGGACTCCATATTCCTTCGCCAAGTCTTGAATTGCTTTTGCCTCGATTGCCCTTTGACGCATCGAAGCCTCCCAATCCGCTCCACGCTCTGCGTAGATATCGGAGCCTGTGCGAAGTCCGCTCTTAAACTCTGCGATTGCACTTGCCGATTCCCGCCCAAGGTCGATTGAAACATTCGCCCCGAAATTGAAAATGCCCCTAGTAGTTTTTCCGCCCTCGCTCGTTTGGATCAATCCCCTAGCAACTGCGTCTGCAATTACGATGTTCTTGATGGGGCGAAGCACCTTATCATTTAAAAGATTCTGGTAACGCTTGAAGGTGCGCCCCGCTTGTTGCATTTCTAGGCGAGCGGTCGGGCCGGACATGGCGGAAGGATCAACCGCAAAGGAATATGGGATGCCAAGCCCAAGGCAGATATTCCGCATAAGAACTTTGTGGAACTCAATAAAGGCTCCGCTGGGTCGGCTTGGGCCATTGGGGAAAATAATATCCTCGCCCGGTTCTAGGTAGGAAATTTTTCCTGACTCAATCGTTTCTAGCTTGATCTGATTCCCGCTGATGTCCTCATCGGTTGAAAGCGTGGAAAGGTCGGCGGCATTGTTGTTGTTGCGCTTTACGATTCCACTTTGGGAGCTTGCAACCTTGGCCGCCATCTTTTCAAAGCTGGTAAGTTCGTGAATGTCGGTTGCGTCATTGATGGCCGTGTGAAAGGCCGAAACGCCACGATACTGGTCGATGCGTAGCGGGTCGAAAAGGTGGAAGGCTTGGCTTGAGGGAATAGTGATTTGGTAGCTATAAAAATCCCCGATGCTTCGGTTGTAAATATCGTAAGCCGTGGGTGCACCTGTGTTGCGGTCAATATGGATTCCGCCGATAAGCTCTAGGCTGGTATAAACTTTAAAAGGGTCACCGAGTCGGTCGGCCTCAATGCCTTGGATTTTTAGATCGCCATTGGAATCACGAACCAAAACAAAAAGGAAGTCACCATCCCGCAACATGGACATAACCGCCACTTGCATAAGGGTTGATCCTGTGTGCCTTGTGGAGATATCGCACTTGTCCCACCATTCGTTCCAATAGGCCTCAACATCGGTGTTTACTTGGGGGTTCTGCGTTCTCGCTTGGTAGCTGATGGTTCCCGCAACATGACCCGCAAACTTCATTAGGAGCGAGCGAACAAGGCCGACATTCTCGGCCAAGTCCCTTGCCCTTTTCATTAGTTCTACTCGGTCATAATTCGAGCGATAATCTTCAGCCCCAGAAAGCGAACTCGGCCCTTTGCGTTCCCGGCTGTATTTTACAGCATCATATTCAAAGTTCTTGAGCTTCTGGCGGGCAAGAAGGCGATCCACCGCCCCCTGCGGATTGACGAAGGCAATAGCCTTGTCGATCAGATTCAATTCGGCCTTTTTCTTCATGGCCCGAATTTAGCGTAAGTCGTCAGCACTCTAGAACCATCTGCCAGCTTGATGGCATAAGTCAATTCTTCAATCGTGTCTCTGACTTCTCCAAGATTGGCTCGGCTAAAAGACCTTCCCCCGATTGAATAAGACGCTCCGGCTACCGCAATCGCTTCTAGGCACTCAAGATACTTTGTGCGGAGACTCGTTAGGGTAGCTATGGGAAGCCCGACAAATGAACCCCTAGCCATAAAAATCCCCACTTATGTCAAAATTACTCAACGATTTCCTCTTGGTTAAGATCACTAGCTGTGACCTTTAACTTGCCATGCAAAGCCGCCCCCACGATGTTCATGCACTCAGCATCCATTAAGTGATTGTTTTTGCCGACTTGCTTCCAAACCATGCGTTCCCTGCCTGTAAGGGGATTCTTCACCCTAACCTTGGCCTCTGCGTTGATATGCTCAAAATAGACTAGAGGGGTGTCCTCGGCTACCCATCCTTCGGTTTTTAGGAAGTTTGCCAAGATGTCTTTGATGGCCGGGTTCGACCAACGCCAGACAGGGCAGAGCTTCCATTTCCAGCCATCCTTCGACATGGTTTGTTTTCCGCTGAAGGGATCGCCATTTGCAATTCTGGCGTATGGGCGTTGAACCTTGGCATTGCCCACAATCTCCGAGAAGCTGGTCTTGTCGGAGCCAACAAGCGCAATCCAGCCGTTCTTACAACAATTCAAATAAACATCCCTAGTCTGATCTCCCGAATCGCAAAAGACGGCGGCGGCCTTAACCCCAAACTCCTCGGCCTTGGCTTGAATATCTCCCCAAGTCTCAAGCCTTCCCGCCCATATAAGCCTAGACTTTCCTTCGGTGTCCCAAGCCCGAACAATTGCCCAAGCGTGAAAGCCCCCCGCCTCTTGAATGTCGCAACTCATAACAGGGAACTCGCCCATGCGAATCTCTCCCATCTTGTAGGCTCCGGGCTTTATCTCTACACGCTCTGTTTCGTGTTCTAACCAAGGCTCGGCCAAGATGCGGTTTACAAAATCCTGCAAGCCCAAGATTCCATTTTTGTCTTGTAGCCATTTGACCGCCAAGGAGCCGAAAGTAACCCAAGGCGCATATAGTCCGTTTAGGTGGTAGCTTCTGCGCCCCGGCTCGCCCTTTGGGTTTGTGGCAATCCATTCCCCATCCCGAAGCATCTTTGTCTTTTGTCCGTCTCGAATCTGTCCCTTGCACTCTACGCACTCATAAAAGGCTGATGATTTTACCAGCCCAAAATCCCATTCTGTGTCGCTTAGTTTTGCGGCCTTGTCCCATTTGACCTGTTCCCAAAGTAGCTTCTGCTTGTGTCCGCAATGGGGGCAGGGAACAAAATAGAACCGCATATCCCCCTTTAGCCATTCCGCCCATATAATTGAGTCTGCGGTTGTGGGGGTGCTGGTTGAGATGATTAGGTGGTTTGGATAGGTCGCAACCCTAGCCTCTGCCAACTGCAAGGCTCCGGCTTCTTTTGATGAGGAGCCATCAGAAAATTTGTCCACCTCATCAAGCATCAAAAGCGAAACTGACCGACTGGAAAGATTTGCGGGGCTATTCGACCCGACAAACCATAGAGACATTTTCTGAAAGTGTTGCTCTAGGATTTTGATTTTGTCGGTATCAATCGGGCGTTCTTTTGCTAGAGATGGGCAATCATCCACCATTGGGAGCCATCGGGTTTCGCTAAAGCTCCTTGCTAGTTGCTCGCTAGGCATTACCCATAATGCGGGGCAAGGTCTTTCCGCCAAACGATACGCTAACCCAGCAAGGATCGTGGTTGTCTTGGATGTCTGCGCTCCCCAAACCAAAGTCACCCTGCGGATTGAATCATTCCCAAAAGCCTCTAGCGGCTCTTTTACATAGGGCGTGAGCGTGGTTGAATATGGGCCGGGTATGTTTGTAACCCTAGCCGAGAGGGTGAGATTGGCCTCGCACCATTCTGGAATGGAAAGTTTTTTCCTTGGGATAAACAAGGATTTGATTCGTTCCTCTGTTTTCATTCATGCCAGCTCAAGTTCCATTTGTGCTGTGGCATTTTGTAAAAATGAACAGGCTTGATTAAAATAGCTTTCTTTAAGCTCTGATCCAATAAAGCCCCTGCCCATTTTAAGAGACTGGTATCCCTCGCTACCTATGCCAGCGAAGGGAGAAAATACCGTATCGCCGTGGTTACTCCACATAACAAGGCATCGCTCAATAACATCTAGCTGAAGCGGGCAAATATGTCTTTCATCTTGTTCGTCTCTTGCCATTTCACCATTCAATACCTTTCCTTGATCTATGGTTTTCCAAACTGGAGATGCCCATTCTTGCCATTGATCCAGCGGAAAATCCTCCGGCGTATGGGTGATGGGCTCTTTGTTTTCTCCGGGCTTTCTGAAAATTAGCATATATTCGGGAGAACCAGTCCTAGAGTCGGATGAGTCTGTCCGAAGGGTTTTATATAAAAGGCCGTGCGCCTTTGTTCTTTGCATCTCAACTACCGGGTCTTTCCATATTGTGATCCTAGAATGAAAGTGCCATCCAGCCCCACGGAAAGCCCTGACAATATCCCCAGAAAAATCCTGATACTCAATCTTTCCGTGCTTCCATTTTGTCGAAAGCAAGTCATTACAATGAACGCAAGCCATTCGACCCGCCTTCGTAATTCTTAAAAGCTCATCAATCAAATATCTGAACTGCTTGGCAAATTCATCCTTATTATTGCAGTTCCCCATATCTTGAGGATCGGATGAGTAGGTGAAAAGGTCGGCAAAAGGTGGTGAAAAAATAGAGCAATCTACGGATTCTTCTTCAAGGGTTTTGGCAACCCTTACGCAGTCGCCGTGATAAAGCTCCCAGCCATTGCCTGTTTTCTTGTGTATGTCGGTTTTCATTGTCTTGGGTTTTTCTCCTTTTCTTAAAGATAGCGCGGCTATCTTCATTTGTTCCTGCATTTTTTGATGTTGTCCTATTTTTTTGTTTATGGCCTGCAAGATGGCTCCTTCGGTTCGGGCTTGGACGATATAGGCATTTACTGGTTTTGTTTGCCCAAATCTATAAGACCGCCGTAAGGCTTGGTAAAAATCCTCGAAGGAATAGCTCAATCCAACAAAGGCTACATTTCGACAATGTTGCCAATTTAGGCCATACCCACAGATTGATGGCTTGCTAATAATGACCCTTGCCTTCCCGGATGAAAAATCCTCGAGCCTTTTTTCCTTTTTTTCTGGCGCATCGCTTCCCCTTATTTCGATTGCGTCTGGGATAATCGCTTTTAGTTCGTCTGCCTCCACATTCGTATTGCACCATACGATCCAAGTCTCCTTTGATTTATTTACCAATTCCGCCACGGCTTCGGCTCTTTGTTTAGCGGTTTCTCGCAATTCTCGATGCATCGTAGTGGCGGATAGTGTTGCGTTCTTGAAAAGCTCATCTCCGCTTCCCCTTTCATCCACTTCAACAAGCGTGGTCTTTAGATTTAATTTTGGCAAAATATAGCCATCGTCTAAAAATCCAATATCGCTTGGCTTTGATATGCAGGCCGCCCAAGACCCTAGCCATGCCCAGAAAGCCGATTCTGCGTGGCCCTTTAGCCTCCAGGTCCCGGTATCAAAGGTGTCGTTAATAAAATAAGTGGCGAGCATTTGGGCGGGTGAGCATATTCCCAAGAAGTCGGCGTGTTGACCTATTTCGGTAAAATCATTAGGACTTGGGGTGGCGGTGCAACAAAGACGATATGGCGTTGAGGCGAATCTGTTGGTTAAGGCAATTCTGGTTTTCCCGCTGAAATTTTTAAGGATGCTCGATTCATCCAATACGACTCCGGCAAATTCCACCCCATCAAAAAGGTCTAGTTTTTCGTAATTTGTAACGCTGATTCCGGACTTAATTTCCGATGGGCTATGAATATGATTTGCCTTTATGCCGAACTTTTTGCCCTCTCGAATTGTTTGCTCAGCAACCGCAAGCGGGGTCAAGATCAAAACATTTCCGCCAGTATGCTCCGAGACTTGCCTTGCCCATTCTAGCTGTTGGGGAGTTTTGCCAAGACCGCAATCTTCAAATAGGGCGCATCTGCCTTGCCGAATTGCCCAATTTACAATATGCTTTTGCCAGTCGAAAAGAGGGGCTTTTATTGGCTTGGGCGAAAACCCCGCCTCTGGGGTATTTTTGATTTTGGCTTGTATTAGCTCATCGTAGGATTTCATTGATCGTTTTTAATTATCCGCAAGGCCAAGTCAAGGGTTTATTTATCGTAGAAGCATATAGCCCTTCGCATAGGCTTCCATTGGGTTTTTATGAATCCAATCATGGCAAGCCATACAGATTGCCATAAAATACTCCTTTTCATTTAGTCTTGCCCCGAATCTTCCTCGCTTATGGTGAATCTGCGTTGCTTTCTTTCCGCAAATTTCGCAAGCTGGGTTCTGCTCCAAATACCATTCCCGAAGCCAAGTGTAGGCGCGGTTTTCCCTTGCTCTTTTCTTGGAGACTGGCCGCAGTCTGCCACCCCTTTTCAATGGGGTTTTTCTTTTAAGTGGGGAGCGTTTCATTTTTCAGAATCCCTAATATAGAAAACATACATAAGGCAATAAATGGCATCCCAAATATCAAACTTTTTCCATTCAAAGGTGGTTGCTACTATATGCCAAATAAAAAGCGGAGTCCAAAGCCAGCTTAATTTTTTATATAAAAAATCAGCGAATTGGATTATGGCGTTCATTCTGTCATTGAAAGCGCAACGCAAACCACAATAAAGCCACCAAGGATAACCATAAAACATTCGTTCATTTGAAGTCGTCCTTTATCCATGAGGCAATGCCCATAAAAACAGCAATAGCTATAACGATAGACCAAAACAAAGCCTTAATTGCAACAACTCCAAGGATTATCCCAATTCCTATTTTCGCCCCGAATATAATTGTTTCCATTATTTGAAGGCCCCTTCCGCCTTTTGAATTGCCAAGAATATTTGATTCACCCCGTCCTCAATCGCTTGCTTGGCACACTCCGGGTCGCTGGGGTTTGCCCTTGAACAGATTGATGATGGCATTGCATCCAATAGCGCACGGATTCCGCCGAGGTATTTAGAAAATGTTTCTTGAACTTCGTCAGTCGAAAGTGTTTGTCGAAGATGAGCTTGTTCCTCATTGTGGTCTATCTCGGCTTGCCGAACAACTTTCTGCGCTCGCTCGTAAGCATGAATGGCGGCTCTGGTAGCAATCGGGTTTGATTCCTTCGCCGCTCGCACCATAAGCCTAAATGCCGCAACCTCCATCCGTTGCGCCCGAAGGAGCCGACCAAGCGTGTTAAGAGCGGACAAGTCCTCATCAGAAATACTTTGAGATTCTAGTTCTTCTGATTCTTTTGATAGGGGCGGGGCTTTTGTGAAAACATTCTTCTGATTTGCCAGTCTCCATTTGAGCGCATCGGCCTCTGAAGTCAGGG